AATGCGCTATAATTTGCATTAGCAACAGTTCCAATTACATTAGCACCTGCCAAGTTACTTAATCTTGAACCATCACCAGCAATATTTGTTGCTGTTAAAATATTAGTTGTGCTATTAAATGTAAAGTTTGCACTAGCACCAAAGTTACCTGCATTATTAAATTGAACTTGAGTGTTTGCTCCACCTGGAACTCCATTGCCACCACCTCCACCTGTTTGTGCTGTCCAACTTAAATTACCTGTACCATCAGTTTGTAATACATATCCACTTGTACCACCTAAAATATGTACATTACCAACACTACCTAAATTTGCGTTACCAGTAAAACTTACATTACTACTAGTAAAATTTGTTATATTTCCAGTAGTAATATTTGCAGTAGNTGCAATCAAATTAGTAATATTGGCTGTAGTTATGTTTGCAATATTACTTGTTAAATTACCAATATTACCTTGACTACTAATTAAATTACTAATATCGGCTGTAGTTATATTTGCAATATTACTTGTTAAATTACCAATATTTGCATTGTTTAATAATATGTTACCAAAAGTAAAGTTATTATTAACAAGTAAATTACCTACAGTTAATAATTGTCCACCTGGATTATAAGTAAATGCAGGATCTGCGGCAAGTATATTGCCACCATTATACTGTATCTCAGTTACATTTCCACCAACTGTAATATTACTACCACTATTAGTTGATAAGATATCAATTGTATCACCAGTATTTAAGAACTGGTTAATTTGCAATGTTGTAGGGTTTGGTAATGTAAATTGTGTTGGCTTTATATTAATACCATTGCGAAACACGTTCATAGCAACATTGCTATCGTATTTTGCAATTAAACTATTAGCGAATTGTTGATTATTTGAATTTGATTGTGCAACAAAACTAATATATGGAATTGTATTTCCAGCATTATCAACTTGTGGTGCCCAACTTAAGTTACCTGTACCATCAGTAGCAAGAACATAGTTTAATGTACCACCAGCAATATGAACATTAGTAACACTACCTAAATCTGTTTCACCAACTACACTTAAATTACCACCTACAGTAACTGATCCATTAGCAATTATGTTACCATTTGCTAATATGTTTTCTACAGTATTACCACCATCAGTCCCCTGATTTAAAAATGCCTCTACATTGCTGTTACCATATGCACCCTGAACAGGAATTGCAGCCGCATTTGAATATAATGTGGTAAAGTTATTACTTGAAACATTTGGAGTAGTTGAGAAAACATACAGACTTGAATTATTATTAGGCATTTTTTTCCCTTATTTTATATTGTATTGGCGATATTGTCTTGGCTGCCATACACTAGTTAATCTTGTGTGTCCACCACTCCATTTACCTAAATTGTTTTGATCCTCAACTATATTCCATGCATTTTCAAACTTGCTTGCATATACTTGGGCATCTTGGTCATTATGACGTTTGATATAATATTCACGCAATGTACCATATACATAACCTTCAGCCCATGTTTGCAATACTGCGTTATTTTGTACTGTTGATTCAATAATTTTTATATCAGTTATTGTTCCAACATTTGGAGTTGTTCCATTTGTTACACTGGCTGTAATAGTATTGGTATATACATTTATTGTTGTTACTGTTACTGTTGTACCTGTACCAAAGTTACCTGTACCTGCTGTACAAGTAATAATATCACCAATTGTTAATTGTGTAACATCACTCAAAGTCATTGTTAATTTCCAAGGACCTGATCCTGTTTTAGTTGTAATATTACCTGTGGCTGCAACTACTGTATCAATCACATCTGCTGGGCTAAACAATAATGGCCATGCTTTGTAATAATACATGTTGATTAGATCACCTGCCGCAACATATGGTAAAAATTGATAATGACTTCCAACTTCACTAAACTTACCACGAATAACTGCTGGTACGTTAACTGGTTGTAGATATAATTGTGCAATCATACCCTGTGTGATAATGTCACGATCACCAATTCTATCATAAACGATCCATGGACCTGTTTGACTACTTGAATTACTTACTGTAGCAAATGTTAATGTACCATTTACTGTTCCAGTATTGTTTAATGATAGTGTAACTGTATCACCTATTCCACCACCACCTGTAGCATTAATGATAGCACCACTTGCTATTCCACCACCATACACATACATGCCTGCTGTTAAATTTTGATTTGGTGTGCTTGTTAATGTAACTGTATTTGTTCCACTTGTACCTGTTGCTGTTGCTGTTGTAATATATTGTTGACCTTGTTTAAAGAACAATATTGGTTTATTCATGTCACCTGGAATTGGTATGCGACCTTGACTATCTGCAATACCAATATTTTCTGGTGCGTACGGATCACAACGTAATGCCGGTAATTCAATATTTCTCATTGATAATTCAGCAAGAAAAATACATTTCTTTATTTCATCATCATTGGTTGATCCTGTGAAGTCTTTGATGTACTCTACTAGTGCATCACCTGTTGGTATTATAAACATTATTTTGTTTCCTTACAATTTGTAAAATGATAGCGTGACATGCCTGCGCTTTTAATTCCTGTTTTACCACAATGAGGACATTCTACAATTATTGTTGAGCGAATTTTGTTGCCTTCTTTCATAGCATCGCGCCTTTCTTGATTGTATTTTTGACCAGTCATAGTATTTTTAATTTTGTCTTTTATTTCTTGACTTCTTGGAATGCCATGTCTGTCATAATGAATTCTTCCTTTATTTGCTTTTCCAATCTTGTCTTTGGTTTCTTGTGTTAATGGTCCGCCCATCATACTAGGACAACCTTCATTATTATGTCTGTTAAAACTACGAACATCATTCCTTGCGTTAAATAATTGTAAAATTTCAGTTTCAAGTTCTAGCATTTCATTATAATCACCTGTAGCAATTATTGTTCTTTCCCATTCATCACTATGCAATTTAATTTGTTCTTTTACATATTTACTGGAACAAATATAATTTTTAACATGACCTTTATGACTTCCAATATACCATTTCATTGATGGTTTATGAGTCCATTTATATACGTATGCTGTGTTCATGAATTATATCCACCAAATAAAGTCTTTGCACCATTTTTTCTTGTAGGGATTCTTGGTCTAATTGGTAATGGTAATTTCCCACCTGGATAGCATACATATTGGGGATAATCACGCTCAACGATTTGATAAAATTGTGCTTTTAATGTTCTGTCATTTTTTAATGCATTCCAAGGAATACCATCAAAGTATTCATCACTTATTCTTATCGCTATAACTTTGGGAAGTTCCATAAATTTGTAACCAAGTTTACCATCTGGCATTAATGGTGCTAATGGATCGGGTATTCCCAATTCAGCCATTTTGCGATATTCTTTAACGTGGTCAATTATTGCTTCAATATTGTTTTGTTCACGTTGTATATAGAATTTACCATCTTCTCTGCCAGTAGTAACTTTGATGTTCTTACTTTTATTATAATCTGTTCTAGACCAATCACCCTTCATTTTTTTATACAAATCATCATTAACTAATAATTTGTCTGCAATTCCATTATGATTGGTTATCATTCCACCATGATCTTGTCTATAATAATCGTGGTTCTTTTCTGGATCTGTATCGTCTAAGTATTCTGGGTTGTTGTTATTCATATCTATATTTAGTCTTGTTAATTTAGTCAAAATCAATGAAAAGAGGCTCCGAAGAGCCTCTTTTGTTTTACAAAATAATCAGTAAAGATTAAGGTGTAATATCGCCAGCACCAGCGTTTGTGCGAGATACCAATGTGCTTGGACGTGCACCTGGCAAACTTGCTTGCTGTGTTGTTCCAGCAGTGATGTTATTCAAAACACCAACACCAGCTGGGTTACGTACAATCAATGTACCTTCTAAAATGAACTGGTCTAATGAAGCATCTGAATTGCTGAACACCTCATTATTTGGGCCTAGATCACGTAATGAACCCCATTGTACAACATCTTCATTCAAGAAATAGATAGTGTTAGAAACACCTGATTGGTCCATGATCCATGAATCATAAACTTCATAAGTGTAATTGAAGTCACCTTCGTATGTACTGATTGTGTCACCACGCTCACTATTCACACGATTGATACCACGTGATTGAGTGATGTTATCACTAATACTTGTACGTAGACTTGTTGGAGCAACAATAGTACGAATCTTAGCGTTATAACGTTGTTCAGCAACAGTTACCAATTGCTTATACAATGCAGGTGAGAAATACTGATTAGTAAATGTACCTGTGTAGAAGCTAGAACCGTTAGCATAGATGTTCAATGCATTTTGGCTTTCACTTGCTGAGTCACTAGATTCATTGTTAACCCATGAATTTAATCCTGTTAATGAACCACTAGTTGTATTGAAACTCATTGTGCCAGCAAAACTGTTCAATGAACCCATACGACGGCCAGTTTGACCACTTGGTAGACCACTTGCTGAACCTGATTGTCCTGCATATTTTGTACCGATTTGGTCAGCACGAACTAATTGTTGTTCAACATCAAACATCAATTCAATCAATTGCTTGACTTCTTGGTATGCTTGTGGGTCACCACCAGCTTGCATAACAGCACGTGCAGTACCACTAGCGGCAATGACTGTACTGAAAATCTGTGTGTAGTTACCTAAGTTGTAACGACTATTTGATTCTGCTTGACTTGTATTAACAGCGGCACCTTCAACTTGTGCTTGAACTGCTGGAGCACGATAGATATCGTCTGTCCATAATGGTAAAGTTGAGTTAACTTTACGCTTTTTACTCATACACATGTTTAATACAGGTGTATCATCTTTTACTCTGTTAGACACATCTAGGTCTAAGTCCTTGACAACGATGTCTGATCCGTAGGCGGTAGTACCATTGCCAATCTGTGATGTCGTGATTTCAGCCATATAATTCTCCTTATATAATAATTTGTTTGGCTTGTTTTGCTATTTGTGCGTTTCTTCTTGCCTCTGACCAAGGTTTACCCTTATTCCAACTATTGCCAATCATTTGTGTTCGCCTATTTTCACGAGCCTCATCTGAAAAACATCCAGGATATTTACGACCTTTTTTACTAGACGTTTTACCTGTTTTACTTGCAATAATTTTCAATCTTGATTCTTCCTTCATTGGTACATTTTTATTCCATCCAGGTCGTGCTAATTTATTGTTATGTAAATTTAAACTACGAATATCTTTACGAGCATTAAAAAGTTGAAGTATTTCACTTTCTAATTCGTACATTTCTTCAGTAGTTCCATAATCAATAATAATGCGTTCCCATAAATGAGGTTCATTTATAACTGCTTGTTTTACAACATTACTGCTAGAAATATATCCATCATCTATAGTTCCTGTATGAAAACCAACATACCAATATAAGTCTGGCTTATAAACCCACTTATATACAAAACTATTCATTTTTATCTTCCTCCCCTACCACTACGAATTTGTGAAAGTCGTTGTACTAAGAGATTGTCTGCGGCTTTTTTATCACCGCCCTTGGCTTGTTCACGAAGTTTGCTAATGTCATCATTACCACTATTACGTTGGCTTGAACCACCGCGTCTTTGTGTTAATACTGCCATGCTAGATCCGGCACTTTTAGTTTGTGGCTTATCTCTATAGCGTAACCCATCTCGTACTAGACTTAATAAAGCCTCGTCACTTGAGATCAGGTCAATGTTTGGAATTCCTGGAATGATTTCTTCTTTGGCTTGTGGCCATAGTTTACTAACTTTATCACGTACTTCATTATAGACATATTCGTTTTTCAATTCTTTGTCTGTGAAGTTTTTGCGACTATGATTAAGTCTTTCATTCACTTGTTGAGCACGTACAGTTCTAAACTCATCTACAGCAGGTTTCAATTCTCCGATCAATTGTTGTTGCTGACGAATATAAGTTTCGTTCTGTTGCATACTCGCTTGTATCCTTGCAACTTGCGAAGGATCACTTGTTCTACCCAATTGTTGTTGAAAAATTGTTTGATAATTTTGTGTTTTAACAATCTCATCATATGCTTCTTTCAACTTTGGTTGGATAGTAAATTCCATTGCTAAAGTTAAGCCCTCTTGTCGTGCCCGAGTGTCATTTAAGTATTCGTCAAATTCTGCTCGTTCAATTTTCAATTGGCGCGCTTCTTCGTGTATCGCTGATCCTTGACCTAATATACTGGCTGCTTTTTTCGCATCAATTACTACTTCTTTACCATTTCGCATAAACTTGAACTTAGCGTTCGGGTTAGTTTCTGCAAATTCAATAAAATCAATTAGTTCATCTTGCGTACTATCATTACTATCAGAAGTTACAGTTTCCTGGCTATCTGCTTCTTGATTGCTTTCATCTATATCATGTTCAGTGGTGTCACCGACTTCGGCATCAATATTATCATTGGGTGCCACAGGGGTTGAAGTTTCTGCCGATTCTTCTATACCTGTTGCAGTCTGTTCAGTAGGTTTAATTTGATTACGCAATGTGTTTTCACGCATCGCGGTCATCTTAGCCGCTATTGAATCTAAACTTGGTACTGCACTTTGTTCATTGGCCGTGCTCTGGGGAGCATTAGGCGTGATCGTTGTTTCCATTTATTTTCCTTAATTGTTCTCGGGCACTTCCGTGTTACCGAGTTTGTTTTTAACATAAACAGCTTTTTTAAGGCTATTTACGAAATTATCTATTCCGCTGAGTTCATTACATAATGCAACTCGTAACATGTTCTCGTCTGGTGTATGACCTCTAATTGAAGCCAACTCATCCGCAACATTAAATTTAAAATGATGCACAAACATTGCAAAATCTTTATTTTTCAATAAATTCTCTGCTTGACTGCCGTAATTACGAATTCTATCTTTATTACCTGCTGTCAAGTTTTTAATGTTTGTTAAATCTGTTGTAAGTCTTGTATTAAAATGTTCTATGCTATCTTCATTAATCATGTTTTTATTTATACTTTATTCGCATATGGATTTTTAATACGGGAATCTGTATTTTTTGTAAGACCCTTATTCCAAGGGATATTACCCTGTGCAAAACCTTTAGTATTAATACGATTCCCTTTGTTTCCTAATCCATTTTTATTTCCTTTTAACTTTATGGAAATTTTTGTTTTAGTTTCTATTGTTCTTTTTTTACCAAACTGTGCTTCAACAATATTTTCTCCATGTGTAATCTTTCTCACATTATCTGGATGATATGGCCCAATGTCTCCATTGCGAGCCATTACAAAACATCCATGTTTGCGACCTCGTTTTGTAATGTCATCACCCCACCAATCTATCCAAGATTCGTAAGTAAACTGCCAATCTATACCTCTATATTTAGCTGTGCATTTTTGAAAACTATATTGCTTTCTATATTTTGCCTCATCACCGAAATATTTTGTCTTTGCCATTTCATTTCCAATCAAAAGTACATTATAACATACAATCAATGGCCATAGTCCTGTGCGTGCCCACTTGCAATGGACATGTAATTTAGCTGGCTAGACGTATCGGTACCTTCTATCTCAGCCATAATTTGTTGAGCCTTAACACTGTTCAATTCTGCGGAACTTAAGTCTTTCTTATCAGTTGGACTTGGTTCACGATTCTTCATCGCTTCCTGACCTTGTTTAATCATTTGTTCAACTTCATCATCACTTGGTAAGTAACTATTGCAATCTTTTACACCAAGTACATATAATGTGTCAGCAAATGGCTTCTTGATTTTCTGATAGATTTCTTTAGTTAATGTTCCTGATTGAACCATTCCTTGTGTTGTTGTATATAAATCAGTTTGACATTTTTGAATGATTTGTAATCTGCCCAATGCATTTTCTTCACTCATCATGCCCAATGCCAATTCTAAATGTATCTGTTTTCTATCACAGAAATTCATATCGTCCCATGCTTGATAATCTAAGAATACTGGTTGCTTGTCTGGGTGGAAGTTTTGTGCTAATTTCTTAACACCATAATCATCACCATACTGAATCAATGTGCGCCATATTAACCATATTGCTTCTTTCAATCCTTCAGCACTATTACGTACTGTATTATCTTGAATAATTTGATTTGGTGTTAATGCTAGTTGTAGTTTAATACCACTATTACCTGGTGACATAACTTCTGGATTGAATACATCGCTTGGTGTAGTCATACCTACCATTGCCATTGTGTCTTGTTGAATACGATTCATCGCAACTTCCAAGAATTGTAAGTTTCCGCTTGGGGGAGGTAATTGGTAGATATCTTTTGTTGGATCAAATTTACTATCTAATATAAAGATTGCACTTTCACCATCTTGCAACATTTCAAAATCTAATCTATCAGGCTTAACACCAATGCGAGGAGTTGCTGTTAACAAGCCCAATTGTATTTCAGCACGTGCCGCACTAGTGTTATATTCTTGCATAGGTATTACTGATTCAGCAACACTCATACCATAGAAATTACCTGGTAATGGTTTAGGACACATATTAGCAACAGGAATAAATTCAACTTCTCTTGCACTAATAATATAACTACCTGAATAAATTAATTCAACTAATTCTAATTCACCATCACCATCAATATCATATTTGTTCCATACTGTAACAATACTTACAATACGACTATCTGGATCAGCACTACTTGCACTTGATACAGGTATACCCATTACTGGTACACTATCTCTTGCATGTATTGCCAAGTTGTTTAATACACTACCTGCTTGATATGCACCATTCATATTATATTCAGCAAATTGTTCAAATTCTTCTAAATTAATTCCAGGATATAATTCAGTTGCTTCTTGAATTGTCATTGGATCATAATAACCACAGAATGGTTGATCTTTCATTTCTGGAACTGTTGGATCACATATCCAATAATGTTGTGCNATTGGATGAAATTTAATGTTGATANTATAACCAGTCAATTTATATTTTGCTGTATAAATTGTGTTACGGCTTATTGCATCACGTAATATTTGTTCTTCACTAGTTGCCATTTCACCAGTTGCAGTTTCTAAATCACCTTGCATAGATCCCATTTGATCCATTTGTGATTCTTCTGGTTGTTCTTTTAATTTATTGATATAAGTTTCAACAATAGAACTTGCTGTTTCTTTTTGTGCTTCNCCAACTAATTGCTTAACTTCAGCAACTACTTTTTCCATATCAATATTAATACGTCTACGATTTTGACGTAATGCGGTTAATCCACTTTCACCTGCTTGTTGTTCAAAAGCACGTAATTGGTCCATTGTACCATTTGTTTCTACATATCTAGTAATTTGTTCACGTACTGGCTTAATCATCATCATGCCATTTTTATGCATGTTTGCGTCCATGATCCAGCGTTCTAATATAAAGTGTGGATCATTCATTTGATTCACAACTTTGCTTACCATATCAGTTGCTTGTCTTGCGGCTATTTCATCGTCTTCTGTATCTGCTACAAATTCAAAATTGATTTCACCATTTGGCATTAGTCCTTTAGCAATAACTGCGGTAGCATAATCAACTACTGGCTTTACTGAGGGATGAATATAATCAATGCCATTGACAGGAGCAGTACTATCAGTAACAGCAAGACATAGATAATGGTAGTCGCTGGCCCGGTTCACGGCGTTCTTAGTTCCAAGATATCTCAAATACGAGGCCATCTTAGTATCCATCTGATTCTTCATACGAACAAATCGTTCATTGATGAGTTTGTTTTTATTGATATCCTGAACAGGAATATTTTTTATGTTTAACATATTTTTTTTAAGCCTTTGTATTATTTAATGTTCGGCAATTATCAAAGTGCCAACGTAACATCATTCGTCCACCTGTTTTATCGCAATGAGGGCATGTAAGTTCATAAGTTTTACCTCTTAATTTACTTGCTCTTTTTTCTTTCCACTCATAACTTTGAATTTTGCCTTTATTATTTTTAGCAAAATCATTTTTTGGATGTCCTTTTAATGGGTTTGGACCTGTCTTATATGTCAAGCCCTTATTCCAAGTTGCTTTTCCAAACATGGGATTATTTTCTCCCAGCATACGCTCACGCATTTGTTCGGCATGTTCAGGTCTTTTAACTCCAAACATGTGATGATTTTCCCCGCGATAATGTTTATAAAATTCTTCTCTAATTTCATCTTTTCCTATCGCTCCAGTTAATCCCTTCCATGCGAGATAGTCTTGCCATCTACCATGTTTTTCAAACAATACGCGGTGTGCATCTGCATGTTCTTCAATTGATAGTTCAACTAGATTCTCAGGATCATCTGTGCCGCCGGCGTGACGAGGAATGATATGATGCTTATGTAAAATCATCTATTATTTAGTCTTTTTATTATCGTCATTTTTAGTTGGTTTCTTACCAAATATTCTATCGTAGTTCTCATTAAATTTCTCTTTATCTTGAGGTCTTTGTTGACTACCTTTACCCCCATGCCACTGACTACTCATATTTTAATAGAAAATATGTTTTATCACTACAATCAATAGGCCATATTAGATTAGCCATTTCTCTAACTGTACAATTTTTACCATTGAATGTCCACTTACTAAATGATGTTTGCAAATTACTTTGTGACAACATATTGCCATAATTCCTTGCACTCATTTGTTGTGCAAGAACTGTTTGCTGTTGTGCATTCAATTGATTATATCCTGTACCATGATATATTGGTGGTGTTATATTCATATTATTTCCTTATTAACTTGGGTCAAACGAACGTTTCCAAGCAGGCTTATTACTATCATCTCTACGTACATATCTATCACGTTGAGCAAGCATTCTTTGTTGTGG